AGAATCATTAGAATTACTTGTTTTGAACATATATCCAATAGTTAATGATAAAGATTTTCCACCAGAAAATCTTCCAGGAAATAATTTAAAATTAGGGGTGTGATATTCATCCCACACATCCCAATATGATCCTGCTTTTAGATCATTTGGAGTAGCATAGGAGTCAAAAGAATCACCAAAAAACCAATTAGTCATAACTCAGTCCTTATCCTGAATCTTAGATTAAGGAGAATGAGTAATAGAGCCAGAAGTAATAGTAACGGTTTGACCAGAAGTGATAGAGATAGAATTCAGAATGATATCAGCGTTGGAAGTTCCAACAGTAAGATTGCTAACCCAGATTGTCCCTGCTCCATCTTTGATCCGAGCAATAACAGCATCACCACTATTTGCTGCTACTCCAGATTTAGGAGCATTTAACATCGTCAGCTTTTGGGTTCCCTCACTAAAAGAGGGCTTAGAGAATGTAATTACAACAAGAATGGAAGCATATGCGACAGTACAAATCTCAAGCCATGCGGGATTGGTTTGTCCGTCAATTGCAGTAAGAACTGCGCTCATTCTTGTATCTTTGAGAGTGTTTGCATAACTGACGGACAAATTAGCCTCCTATCAAAAAAGTTTGTTGTTACGCGCGTTCTGAGGCGCTCCACGATTGCGGTCACGAGTAACGCGAACGCCTTCATGAACAGTAGCGTCTTTATCTTTGGAACCTTTTTCTTCGATTGTGATTTCGAAGTTTTTCAAAGGTTCTCCAGTGATATTCTCTTCAATGATGCTATTGACAGCTAAAGCTGCACTTGTTCTGATTTTCTTTCCCAGCAAAGTCTGAACTTCTCTATTGTGAACAACGAGTTCAGCAATAGTCTCAAAAGGAACAGGCTTATCAACAGAATAGACAAAGGGAACGTGAAACCCCTTAAAGGTGCTCAGTTCATTTGATCTGCAAATACCATACTGATGGTATCCTGCAACGATAGAATCAATTGCTGTTTGATCTAAATCACCAGATAATTGTTGCTGACCTCCAATTGGAATAGTCTGTTGACGATAGTTCTTTGCTCCAGGGACACGATACTGGAAATCAATATTTTGGTGAGTGCCATTCGCAATATACAGTTTCATGTTATTCGCTTTCTTCCTTTTCTGGTTCAATGGCGGTATTTGTGTTACCGCCATTACCATTTCATCACACTATCACGAGTAAGACAAACTCATAATAGTCAAAGCCTCAGGCCTAATAACCCAGCCAGGAGTGATGCGCCACTCACTAAGAACATCAATGGCGCCGCCCGGAAGCGGAGTCGGAATTTCACGAGGCGCTGCCATATCAGCATACATCAAAGAACATGCTTCGATGCCAGGAGCCAATTTGGCGATTTCATTCGTGTTGATCTTTCCACCAACCGGCTTCTTGACTTCCGGCATAATGAGAAGAACGGCATCAGTTCCCCCATAACCCTTACCGATGAGGGTATCGTCATAACACCAAACGACGTCATCCTCATTCATGCCAAGAACGTTCTTGACAAGACCAGCAGTGGTAGTGGTACCACCACCTTCCCTCTGATAAGAGGTAAGCTGGACGATATTCTGATATTCCATTGCCGCAAGAGTTCTCTGCGGCCCCAAAATAACGAACCTTCGGCCAATACCAAGCTGGTTACAACGAGTTTTCAGAGCGCTGATCTGAGACAGAAGCCAAACACCAAGTTCACCATTGTCATAAGTGACAACAGTGCTATTCCCCTGGCTATCAGCAGGCAAAGTCACCGCAGTCGCGCCCTGAGTGTGAAGGAGTCCTTCACCATTCGCAGGATTAAAGCCATCCAGCAAAGCTGTCCTAGCAAGCTGGAAGTGACCCTGCCTCATACCGAGCCGCTGCAAGTCAACAATATTGACGTTCCAACGGTTCATTGCCGCGGTATCGTGATGATCATATTCAGCTCTAACCCTAAGCAGGTAGGAAGGAGAACTGATCATCGACTGAGTCGAAGAAATGCTGGGAAGCATGTTATAGGCTGACTGCCCAGCAGCCATTCGAGTTCTGACATCAATACGTCGAATATAGACGTACAGATCACCGTCAGAAAGCCGAACAAGAGGCTCAGACGCTGCTAGAGTTTCAAACGCTCCCGATGCCTGGACATAAGGAAGAATAATCCCAGGTTCAACAAAGGAAGGGTTAACGATGGCAAAAGACGGCGCGTTTCCAGGCATTGGATTTCAATCCTTAAATCTGAAGAAGGGCAGTAGCGCCAGAACGATTCCAGGTAGCAAATCCAGTGCTGGAATCATAAGACACGATCATGGAACTCGTAGAATTCCAATCAATCAGCTTGAGAGACGTAGGCAGAGCCCAATTACCACCAGTAGTGGTAAGAGTAATGCGATAATTGGTTACGTCCCAATAAAGAGCCGTCGGACCAGTCTGGCTACCTGCAAGGCCAGAAACCATCGCAGGATCCATCTGAACAACGATCCTTGCACCAGAACCAGTCCTGAACAAGTTAACGAGCATCCCATTCGCCGAAAGAGGAACAGGGCTCTGAGGAGTATTCACAGCGGCATAGTTCTGGTTAAACACGCTAAAACCAGTAACCGTACCCTGAGAAGTAGCACGCTTGATCACAGGGCCAAGCGTTTTCGATCTGACAGTCAAATCAGGTAGAGTTTCCTGAATAGGAATGCCACCCCACATAGGAACAGTTTCAGTAGTGGCAAGCGTGCCGCCAACAAGCCAATTCCTGATCGCAGGATCATCAAGAGCGAAGCCTTGAATATATCCATCAAGATCAGTAGCGAAAGAACCTGCTGCATTAGTCATCAGCAAGGGGTTAAGAGAAATGCCCATCAGAATACTCCAGAATTAACTGTTGTTTCGGATACCAACAAGACGACGCTTGTTGGAAGAAAACTGTCCCATCCACGCAGAAGGCTTACCGACAAAAGTGGAAATCTTTCGACCAGTAATATCCTCGCTAATAATCTCGCGAAGATAGTCTTCAGCAGGCTCAGCAGGGTTAAGCCCAGCCGTAACAGCATCAGCGTAGATGGTGCGCTCAATATTGGTGAAAGCATTGTCATCTGCAATAGCAGACAACTCAATTCCCTTCCATGCTGGAGAATGTTCTTTCAGGTTGGAAGCTAGACGACGGCGATACGCAATGAGCGTTTCTCCATCAAGAGGACGCGGAGCGCGCTTGCCATGCATGAGGAAAATCTTATCAGCGCCGACCTGAGCATCAGCCATCGCTGCATAATCAGCATCATTCAGCTGCTTAGGAAGCCTGTTTTCTACATCAGCAATGCGCTTTCTCACATCACTAACTGCATCGGCCTTCCTCTTTTCCTCTTCAGCATCCATTTTCTTTTTCTCCTCAGCTTCAGCGTCCACTTTCTTTTTCTTTTCTTCTAATTCTGCATCAACCTTTCTCTTTTCTTCTTCAGCGTCAGCTTTCTTTTTGTCCGCCTTTTTCTTTTCCTTCTCTTTTTCAGACTCTTCTTCAGCGTCAGCTTTCTTTTTGTCCGCCTTTTTCTTTTCCTTCTCTTTTTCAGACTCTTCAAAAGCGTCCATACGAGAAGAAAGAGAGTCAAGGCACTTCAAAGTTTTATCAAGGGCTTCGTCAAAACGAGCCAGCTTTTCAGCATCAAGCTTCACAGAATCAGGCTTCTTGGCCTCAATTGCAGCAGCTTTTTCATCACTAGCATCAGCCATAACTACGTCTCCAACATTGATTGATGATACACCAGAAGGTGGATTTCCCTTATCCCATACTCCATTAAAACAGATAGCAATATGATCAAGTAATCTTGGTTTCCCTTCAATTAACAAAAATTTCTTGTTTCCAACATCAACTTTTTCATCACCACCATAAAGAACTACTCCTGGAGATGTAGAAAGTTGATTTTCAGACATTAAATTTGCAGCATTTTTATCCCATACTTTAACAATAGCCCATATTTCATCACCTTTTATATATGGAATAAAAACAGACCCGATGTTCCTATCAATATATTCTTTAGTATTCAATACAGCTTTTTCTGGATGCTGAAAAACAACTGGTAAACCATTACAACGTTGTAAAAATTCTTCATTAAGATAAATAGAATTATCTCTCCATACAAATTCATCTGGTCCAGAACGATATGAAAGTCCAGTCCCAGTAATGCGAATATCAAATAACGTAATGTTCATATATTGCTGAGGAGAAGGCAAATCACCTTCTACCATCATCTTAGCTATACCTAATTCATCAGACCCCATTTTTTGGAAAGTAATAGAAAGTCCAGGGTGAATAGGATTAGGAGCGTTTTCTAGTTGCGCCCAAGAAAATCCTGTATGTTCATCATTCAATTCAGGAGTAAATTGCTCATCTACTCTGCAAAGGAATGTCGTAAAATCAATTTCTTCTTCATCTTTATGAATTATTTGCCTATTGATCTCAACTAGATCATTTTTAACTTTGTATCCCGTTTCTTCCAGCGTTTCGCGAATTGCACCTTCCTTAGTGGTTTCTCCATCATTCAAATGGCCACCAGGAAGACTCCAGTATCCTGCATAATCTCCGTGACCACTTCTCTGTAAAAAGAGAAATGATCCTATTGGATCTAAGAACAGAATACCAGAGCAGCTAACGCGCTTCATTACGTGGATTCCAGATTTCTCTTAGAGAGAGATCCATGCTCCATCTGAGTATCTTCTTTTCCTTCTTCACCTTCACCTTTGGTGAAGATACCACCAGCGTTCCTCGGGTGGCGCGCCTCTTCAAACTCATCATCTTTACTGCGACAGGTAAGAGAATCAAATCGTCCGTTAAGCGAATCAACTTTCTTACCAATTTCTTCAAGTTTATCAGCGTATCGAGAAACAGTATCACCAGACATAATCATTCCCTCTTTAAGCAGCTTCAGATTGAACGTGTGAAGACCTACGTTTTCTATTTTCTTCTACTTCACTTAAAAGGTCAATAACAGCTGAGTCCAGTTCTCCAATAGAATCAGCTTCCATAACACCACCATTACCACCAAAAGCTTTTGATGGTTTTTTATTTAAAGAATTCTTTTTTTCATTATCTAGTTCTGCTTTGAAAGCAGCCATTTTCTTTGCATCAAATTTAAGAGGTGATGGAAAAAGAGTACGAAGATCATTAAAGTTTTCTTGAGCCCATTGTAGAATTTTTTCTTTTGATTCATCATCAGCAATAGGCAATAGAGAATTGATCATAGAAATAATAGCGCGCAATTTAACATTTGCGACTTTGATTTTTTCAGATTCAGGCTCAGTAAGCAAAGAAGGCCATTTTACTACGAACCTATTGGTCCATTCTGTAAATGCTTCATTAAAAGTTTTGCTTCCATATTCTTCAGGATAATCATTCTTTATTGTTTCAAAAAATTCAACATTCCACGCTCTAAACTGAACAATTCTATTCATAAAATCATATAATGGGCCAAGAGACTCTCTAAGATCATCAATGAACCTTGCAATAGCTTTTGCATCTTCTTCACCTTCTGCAAAGGCGACAGCTAACGTTTCAGAATTAACTAACTTCGCAGGCATTCCAGCTGCCGCTGCAATATTCTCAAGAATATTCTTTCTAGCTGATCTATGTGATGTATCTACATTCTGTAAGTTGATTGATTCAACTGATTCTTCTGTTCCAATATTAAGAACATTTCCAACAACTGCTTCTTTCAGTAATTGTCTTTTTACACCAGCAATGGCCTGCATCACATTGTTGATAATAGAACCAGGCTGTTTCAATTTAGCAATAATAAGTCCAGATTTCTTTGTAATAAGATCATCAGTGATGATAGATTGCAAAAATGATTTTAAAGGGAAAAGAGCCCTCTGATAAACACTTCTACCAGTAAAACCATAAGCAGAGGACGTCCAGTCAAGATAAATCGGGTCTTCATTCATAAAGACCGCAGTTCGAGAAATATGATAAGGAATACCTTGAACGCTGATAGAAATGGGTTTTAAATATGCAAGATTGTTTGGATCAATGTTCAGGACAAGGGAACCAGCAGTATTCAAAGGATCAAAGCAATTAAAGCTAATTTTCTTGTTTGCTAATGAAGCAAAATCTAACGGTGTTTTGGAATCTTCATTTAGTACCATTACTGCTATTGAAGCAACACCATATATTCTAGCTAGTCTTGCGCAATTAGCAATAACTCTATCACATTTCAAATTTTTCCATTCATCAAGGAAAGCCCTAATAACTCTATCTTCAGCAGGCCCAGGAACATTTATGACGCGCCCCTGAGACTGAGCTAACTGAACTGGTGTATCAACCAGTTTAGCTCCTAAAGGATGATATGAATAAATTAGCTTGCAAAGTTCGTAAGACGCTTTTGAACCAACTTCAATACTATCAGATAAAAGTATTTGGATCAAAGGGGAGCTCAGAGGGGAACCACTGAGCCCTTCAATTGAAGCTTCACTCATTTTAGATAACCATTATTATAGTTGTATTCACTTTGGTTATCACTTTGCAACAGGAATAACTGTTCCAGGCTTATTGCTAAAATAAGACCATGCAGCGGCGCCAGCAATAGCTAAACCAGTAGCTACATCACCAGCAGTTCCAGCGTCAATGTATCCTTTACCAACTGCAAAAGCAAGTCCAGCAGAAAACAGATTACGAAAAATACCAGCAGCTTGTTCTTTGTTCATTGTTTTTACTCCTTTATCAATGCCCATAAAGTTCAGACAAACGATTTTCAACAAGGCTAATAGCCCAATCATCTGTCACAAGATTACCAGGGCAAGCGTGGTGATCTTTTTTACAATCCCTATGAAAAACAATTACTTCACGAGGATGCCATTTCATACGTTTACACAAAGCAGCGATGATATTAGCACTAGCCGTCATTGACAATAGACCACGACCAGTAAGAGGATCATCAGCACCACGGCTAAAATCACCGATAGTTTCAACTCCCCATGCGGTATGATTCCAACAAGTAGAATGAACTCCGTCTGCACGTGGTTCACAAAGTACAATAGATTTATCCGGAGCGCCAACAAAATGTGGCCCTGAATGCCATCTATTATCAAATTTGCAATAATGATTATAATTAGCACCCCAGCCATCTCGAACAGCTTGACTATAATGATTATCCCATCTATCAAGGCTAGGTTCGCCTGTATTATGCCATGTTATTTTAGTTGGGCTCCATGTCCATCCAGTATCAGGAATTTGAGAAATGAACTGTACCATTTCATCAATAGTTAAGTAATAAGGATGAGGAAGAAATGACATTTGATTATTTCCTTTATATCAAAAAGTGACCGGGCAGCCTTCCGGCAGCGGCGACTCCATCGTGATCGGCCCCGCCGTGATCGTGATCGCGCCCGTGTCCGGGTCGACGGTCATCGTCCCGCCGCCGAGGGCGAGGTATGGCGTGAGGGCTTCTAGGGGCGCGTTCCATCGGAAAATCCGCCCGAGGCCCCCGTTGTACGGAAAAGGAGTCGTCATCGCCCATTCGCCAGCATGGTTGTCGAGCGCGCTGACATCGCCGACGTGGCCGGGGATGATGACGCCGTCAGGTCCGGTCATGGTCGGAATCCACAACCCCGAGATCCACAACCCCGAGATCGCCTGCGCGACGGCGTCGAGCGCCTGCTCGCTGGGATAGGTGATGAGAAAGTCGGCGGCCTGCGCCGGCGCAAAGGCTAGCCAGAGGCCAAAAGCCCCCGCGAGAGTCCATCGCATCACCATTGTGCACCTACTCGGGATTTATTCTGCTGAACGGACGGTTGAAGCGGCCTCGGTGGGTAAAACGCCAACCCTCGGATATAACAGTTGCAGTAGTATAGGCCAGAGTCGGTGCGTGATCCGATGTCAAACTTTGTCGGCGATGGACTCAGTTGCGTTCCGACAACAGGCGCCTGGCCATCCAACGAGCCAGACAGCTTACCGCCGCCCCATGTTGTAACCACACGATGGTTTGCGCCGTCATTGCCTGCCGTGTTGGACAGGTTTAATACAGTCTCGCTACCAGCGTATTGGGTTATGTTGAGATATGACCCTGGGCCGGAGTCATCGCTATTCTCTTTTACAACCGAGGTCATATTTTGGTAGCCAGTTGAGTTGAACTCCGCGATTCTCCCCAGTTGATTCACAGTCGGCGACCCACCGAACTCGACCCCAAACGCACCCGCCGACGCGTTGAACCCGCCGATCTTGCTCAGGTCGCTGATGACGACGCTATCCGCCGAGGCCGTGACTGCGGAGCCGTAGGTCAGGATCGGTGGGCTGGCGTAGGCGGCCTGTTCCATCTGCGGCGCGGCAAGGCGCAAGGTTATGTCAATCACACCAGCATTAGCTGCCAACATATATAAAGACTTTGCGTATGCTGTTGTTCCAGTCCCGTTTGTCAAGGTTAAAGCAGCAGATATCCGTTGTAGGCTTCCAGATGGCGTTGTCGCTGGGCCATCTACAGACCCAAGGTAAGATTGGCTTGCGTCAAACAACTGAGTGGATAGATACGGGTTTTTAGCCAAATTAGTGTAGGAACCTGCTATTAGCTTTGTATATAGCGATATTGTATAAACTTGACCAGCGGTAGCCGGGACATCTGTATTCGACCCGAAAATACCAAAAGTAGGATACGCGGTTCCTGTCGCCAATCCCGCAATACGAACATCAAAATAAGGAAGACCATTATCGGTCCCAACGCCAGAAACACTCGTCGTAAGGCCGACACCGAGGGAACTCAGAGACCATCCAGTTGGCACAGTCCCGCGCGACACCGCCGCTACCGTCGCCCCGCTCGCCGTATCCGTCGCAGACGACGCACAGACGTAGCTGTAGGACACATTCGCCGAGATCGCGGAGACAGCATACGTGCCATTGTACGCGCTCGGCGTCGCCCCCGAGACCGTGATCATGTCACCCACAGCGACGTTGTGCCCCGTGGCTGCGACAACGACTGTGGTAGAGCCGGAGCGGCTGATGCTTGAGATCGACCCCGTGGTGTGCGCGACACCCGCCACCGCGCCTTGCATGGTGTTGTTTCTGATGACGTTCTGCCGCTGCTCCCACACTCGCAGCCCTTGGCCGTAGTCGAACTTCGGGCCGTAGTAGGCCGAGTCGGTCGTGACAACCTGATCGCCCGGACGCTGCGCGAGGGTCGTCTCGTAGGTGACAGTCGAGAATGTCGCTGACGATACGAACACATTTGCGGTAGTTGCCCCAGCATATACTGGGATTCTCGATGCCGTTCCAGAGTTACCGTTAAATAAGATAGCTAGCCCGGTGTTAGCTGTTGCAGACGTATCAGCTTGCGCCAACACAGAGCACAAATACCAGCCTCCTCCTAAATCCTTAGAGTAAGCAACGGCCCCGTTGTAAGCGTTTGGCGTCGTCCCGCTCTCGATGTCAAAGTTCGCGTAAGGTTGGATTAAAAATCCTGTGGTTCTAAATGCTATCTGCATCCATTTCGGCGCGGTCGCTCCGTTCCCTTTCTTAAACTTGACGCTTGCAATGTATTTTGAACCAGCTACAATATTTTGGTTCGAAAGCGAATAAACCCCATGACTAAGATTATCCATCGTTTCCGCAAAAAGCGCCGCCGGGTTTCCTCCCGGTTCTGTGGCGGCGTTATCTGTTATGGTGACGGGCAGAACTGTAGACGCCCAATTCCCCGCTTTG